ATTCTTATAAGTCTGTTAAGGCTTACTGGAATGCTACGTTTGACAATGAAATTGCATCAACGTAGTCTGCTGCGTTACCCAAAGATGAAGCAGTGTTTGTTAGTTCTTTATAACCATAACGTGTCATAAAGCTAACTACTGGTTCAAATGTGCTTGGATCCATAACTGGACCTGTGCTCATTAATGGGATATATGGGCAGTAGAATGCTGGAGCATCTGATTCGCTTGAACCTTTGTAACCAACAAGTACTTTAGTACCGTCAGCTGCGTAGTTGTCTACGAATACTTTGATTGTTCCGTTTAATGTTCCAACAAACTTAGTGTTTGTAGGAGCGTCAAAAGAACCTTCAGTTGTTCTTGCGAACGTTGAAGTTGATGCTGACTGAAGAACAGTTAATGCTTCTGGAGATACTACGATGTAGTTACCAGCGCCACGTCTTGTTCTTGCCGCTATTCTGTTTGCCGCACGGTTGATTTCGATTGCCAATAATGCATGACGATCACCGACGTATGTAGGAGTATATGCTGAACCTAAACCATTAAAGTCTAAAGCCGTACCTGCTCCAGCCAAGTTACGTAAAGAACCGATAATTTCTTGGTCGATTTCTACTACGATTTCTTGTGCTAATGCCTGCATGATTTCTGCTTCAACGTCTACGCCGTGCATTGCTTCTGCATCTTGAGCCGCCTCAAAAGTCCATCTTGCTGAAAGACGTCTTGTCTTCGCTTCAACAGTTTCTTTTAAGATTTGAATGCTCATTTTCTTACCAGGTAATCCCTCAGCAGATGCTGTTGCATCTGGAGATCCTGCATAAGTGTTAGCAAGTTTGAAAGGACTTAATGCCTCGTCACCTGCTGTTGCTCCACCACCAGTTTCCGCATAACGGACTCTTAGTGTGTGGATTTGTCCTACTGGACCACTCATTGGTTGTACACCAACAAGTTCGTTTGCGATCACTGAAGGCATAACCCTTCTGATCAAAGGTAACATTACCTTGTTTAATGTTGCTACTGAACCTGCACCTGTTGCACCTGTGGTTGCGGCCTCTGACAATTGACGCTTTGCGTTTTCGAGGACCACGTCCATAGTTTTTTGACGTTGACCACTAAGGCCTTCCATCAATGCATCTTTGGTTGCGGACCAGTTGCTTTCAAATAAATTTGCCATTTTTTTGCTCCTGATTATTTTGAAAGTCCGGCTAATTTACGGATCGTTTGTATTTCTACAACATCCGTGCTGTCATTGGCTTCTACTTTCGCAGATGCCTTCTTGTTGCCTGTTTCTTCTGTTCTTACAGACTCTGTTATTGTCTTTTTCACTCTTGGTGTTTCGCCATCTAAAACTGATGGAAGATACTTATCGAATTGCTTCTGTAAGTTCTCTGTCTTTACACTTTCAAGTAAATCTGACATAATCTCTCTCTTCTCTTTACCTAACGGTGACATAAGATTTGTTAAAGTCTCTTTACGAGCATAACGATCTTCTGCTATTCTTAGTTTTGATTCAACAAGTTTATTACCTTCTGATTGCTCTTCAAGTTTTTCACCTGCTTCTCTTAACTTAGTTTCCATTTCGGCTAATGCTTTTTGGACACCTTTAATTTCTTTTGCTTCATTCAAATAACTTACGTTATATTCTGTTGCAAATGCTTCAAAGATTCTACGTCCAAAGTCATTTTCACGTGCTGAAGTGATGTCATCACGGAAAGATTTTACTTCATTAACAAGAACGTTATTAATAACGCCTTCGACTTTATCAGCCGCTTTCTTAATGAAGTCTTTTTTTGGCTTCTGCTAATTGCATTTTGCCTTCTCTAACCATTTTAACTTTTTGTTCAACTAATGCTTTCTTGTCTTCGTGGAATTCTTTCAATTCCTCTGCTAACTGATCAGTAACAAAGTTATCTAACTTTCCTACATGTTCAGCAACACGACTACGGTCGGCACGTAATTCTTTAACTTCGTTTGCTACTGCTGTAGTAACAAATTTGTCAAGTAGTTTTGCATGTTCACTAACAGCCTTGCGATATCTGACCTGTTGTTCGGCCAACGCCTTTCTGTCTTCTGCCAATTCTGCAACTTCGGCTTCAACTTTCGTTGTTATGAAGTTGTCCATTGCTTCAACGATTAAACCCTTATCGTGGGCATATCTTTGAGCGAACTCTTCACGTAGTTCTGCCGTTAATGCTTCTTTGGCTTCAGTTAGGCGTGACTCCCAAGTCTCTTGAATAGAAACACGCACTTCTTCCGAAAGCTCTGTTCCCTCAAGTATTTCATTAAATGTCACTGCCATAGTAGTTCTCCTACTTATTTTAAGTTTAATTCTCTAATAAAACCAGTGATTTGATTCATTAGATGTTTTTCTGCACTTATATCGTGTGTTACGGCGGCCGCAGTATTAAATATTACTTCGCCCCCTCTCATGTTAAACAAACTCTCATAAATTGTCTTTGGGTAGGCATCCGGAGCACTTGGTTGTGCCACTATGTCGACAGTAACAATGTCAAAATCAGATACTTTACCTGACTCATTTACATTACCACTACCCCTACTACTTACACCCAGTTTTGCTCCTGCCTTTAAAAGGCTTCTTGCAATGTTACCCATTGGTGTATCTATGATTTTAAGTTTACCTAAGCCATCGCTACCATCTACAGACATGTCTGTGATGATATGGCTTACTCTATCTAAATTGATTTGTAGTTCTTCTGGATGGTCTAATTCGCCCAACACAGTTTCGCCAGTTCCCAATCTTGATCTAACACTTTCTACGGCACGTTCAATTTCACTTTTTGGATATACTCTTCCGTTTTGATTTTTAGTATCGCCCTGAATGAAAAGTCCTGCCATAAACAAGTCTTTTCCGTCTTCGGATTCCAATAACTTCAGTCCTGCCTGAGCAGGAGCCATATATTCATAAAGTTTTCGTGCCATAATTCCTAATTCCTATCAGTTTAAAAAGACTTATGCCTTTTTAGGTTCAACTTTGATGTTGTCTGTAGGTGTGTGATCCTTTGCTGATTCACCTTTATTACCTTCGCCGCCATCTTTGGCTTTGACTGGTGCGCCTGCGCC